GTTATAATTATTAATAATTTGTGTTTTATATTGAAGTGATGCTTCAGTATATAATTCTCCAGGGATAAATCTTTTAATAACTTGTGAATCAATAAATTGTTCTGTAAATTTTCCATTATCAATTTCAGGTGATAATTTCGATAACATAGATAATAAAGCAACAAATATATTACTATGTCTTCTAAGGCAATTATATGCTTTTGAACATAATTTCTGAAATTGGTTATAACCAATTGAATTTTGTCCTCCCATAGCATCAATCATTTCAGGTGTAATTTTCATTTCAGGTGCGAGAGGTTTTGGATCATTTCCTAGAATGAATCCAAAATCAATATGAAATAAAAGACCAGTATTACTAATCATTATATTATCAAGATGACGATCCCCTAATCCAATTAAATAACCAATAACACATGCAGAAGCACAACTTTTAATAAAATTATTTCTAATTACGTTAATTGGTACATTTGGATTATTCTCAATAATATAGTTTTGAATACTAAATTTTTCTTTACATTCGATATTATATAGAGTTTTTGAATTTGGAACAATACTAATAAATCCATATTTATTGCCTATAGCTAAAATATCATATGTAACAAATTGTAGATCAATTTTATCTCTTTTGAGAATAATATCCATAAGTTTGATAATTTTCATAATAATTCTTTCTTTTCTAATATCTTCATATTTGAATAATATTTGTCTTTTCAATTTATTTGGAGCAAGATATGTAAACATAAGTGGTCTAGTAGCACTTTTCATTCTTTTAATATTATTAACGTCAATTTTACAATTTTTTGTAAAAGGAAATGGTATATTATTAAAATTAAATTTATTTGTTTGTAAAGATTTTTTAATATCCTCAATTGATTTAGTTTTATATGTTTCAAAAGTAGTAATCATATTATGTGTTTGTTTAAAATTTGTTTTTATTAATTTTGTTAAATTTTCTAATAATTTTTTATAACAGCATACTAATTTATAATCAACATCATCTATTTGAGAATAAATTTCCCAATATGTTTCAAGGGCGAAAACTCTATTTTCTTGTGATTTATCAAGTAGAAATTTACTAATTAATTTATTTTGATAATTATCAAAAAATAATTCATATCTAATATGATAAACTAGAAATGGTAAATAACATAATAGTTCTTCTCGTGGGGTATTTCTTAAACAATTTAATGCGTATTGTCTAATTTTATAATTTGTAATATTTGCGTAAAGTAATTGTATAGAATCTTCTGCTTTTAAGCGTCGTCTACAGTCTCTTGTACACATAAGAGTCCAACATTTGCATTTTTTTATTCTATTGTTTTGTAAAATATCTAATATTTCTTTCTCTAATTCTTTAGTAACATTAATCCAATCAATTGATTTAATTAATTGAACAATTAATTTACTATGTCCATAAAATAAGAAACGATTATTAAATAACATTTTTTTTTCTTTGTCAGTAAATTTATGATTAGGAAGTGAATATTGTAATTCTCGAAAATTAGATGAGTAATAATTAGCAATACACATCCATTTTTTACATACGTGTTTCATCACTCTATAATCTTCTAGTGTTAAATCTAATAAATCAAATATTTGAATTAAGGGGTCTAGATTTCTAATTTCTAAAATTTTTGTTTTACATTCAATACATACTCGTTGATTACGTCTTGGATGTTTAAATTCATCAGTAGAATCTTTACTTAAAATGCCAACAATATTGTGAGAAAGAGACTGGATTGGAAGTTCATTTTCAGTAATTTGTTCTGGAATATCAATTCTGTCATAACAACAATGATAACAGAATATTCTCCCACAACAACGACAATGATGTTTTCTATAAAAAAAAGAAAATTCACTATTACATTTATAACATTTAGACACATTTTTATCATCTACCCATAGTTTTAGATTTCTAGGTTCAATATTTTTATAATGATGTTTTTCTCTTCTAGGTGAATCACAATTAGTATTATATTTGATAATACTTTGATTTAATTTTTTCTTATTATCATAAAACATTGAAAATGAAACATCATTCATTGTGGATGCAATTAGGCGGGAATGCATAATTTCTTCCTTAGATTTTAATAAAGAACTATTCTTAAATTTCTGGTTATTGATTTTATTATGTGTATTCATTTATAAACCAATCCGTATTTCTAATTATTATTAAGAAAAATTTTTTGTGGAAATATATGTTAATGAAATAAAATTAATAAATTATATGATTATAATATATATTATTAAGTTTAATCATGAATCGATATGTTAAGAAAAGAAAATTAACTGATAAGGGTAAATATAAGTATATTTATTATAGAATTAATACTAATGGTAAAAAAAGAATATCTTCTAAAGAATATCATTCGCATAAAAATAATCAAATAGGAGGAAGAACAACTGAGGAAATTGCTACAGATCAGATAAAGGCATTGTTAGATGATGAAGCAAAGAAAAGAAAAAAAGCTAATAAGAATGACCCCATATTAAATAAAATGATTTTAATGAAAAAAACAAAATCAAATATAAATGAAGCTCAACCAGTTTCTATAGAACCATTAATTCGTAAAGTTATTCAAGCAGATAAAAATATTTTACCATTACTTAATGCCCATGGTTTAGATCCTTTGTTTAAACCAGAAGATGATATTGTAATTAATGGGCGACCATATATTACATATCGAGTTAATAGTAATACGATACAGCGTGTAAAAGATATTGCGGGAGATGATTTAAATACAGTAGAATATTTTGATCGTAATATTGACGAAGATGTTTATATGTGGAATTATAAGGCAAGTGATAAAAGTAAAATGACTAGTCCAGGAATTGGTATTTTTGATCCAAAAGGAATGTTTCCAAATCCATTAACTGGAAAAAGATTTTCTAGTAAGTATAAAGAACTTGCTGACGAAAATTGGAATAAAGAAGGAAATGATATTACCACACCAGTAACAATATCTGAGAAACAAGAAGGGGAAATAATACCAACACATAAAGCAAGTGGATGGGCACATTATCCATTTTATAAATATTGTACTGAATTACATAATTTGATTCGTGATAATCAAGTTGTTTTAGTTAGAGCAGGAACTGGTGCTGGGAAAACAGTTCTTGCTCCTAAAGTAGCATTACATTATCTTGGATATGGAAAAAAAGGTAGAGTTATAGTAACTATGCCAAAAAAAATTATTACCTACGAAGCGGCTAAATTCGCAGCCAAGACTCTTGATGTAAAAATGGGTGAGCAGGTTGGATATAAACATTCTGATTCAATGATACAAATGGGGAGTGCATACCCTGATGGAGATAAAGTTGTTATTGATGAAATGCCTGTGAATAGTTGGATTGATGATAAAAATTACAAACGTAATAAGCAAAGTACAAAAATATTATATGCTACAGATGGTTCACTTATCAATCAATTAAATAAATATCCTACTCTACAAAATGATGATGGAGATAATGTCTGGGATATTGTAGTTATAGATGAAGTTCATGAACGTAATCAAAGAATTGATTATATTATAATGAAAATGAGATTCGCATTAAGAGAAAATCTTTCTTTAAAGTTAATTTTAATGAGTGCTACAATTGATGAAAAACCATATCAAAATTATTTTCAAAAATTTACATTTGCGGATTTACTTGTTCCAGGTACAACACCAAAGGAGAAAATAGATATTTGGATTAAGCCCAAAATAAATCATTGGGAAGAAGGTGTAACTCAAATTAGGAAAATTTTAGATAATGAAATTGATGAAGATGATGATGCGGATCTTGATGATGATGAATATAATAAAATGCAACAGATTAAAGAATTATATGCGGAATTAAATGACCAAGATATACAAGAAATTACTCAAATTCAAAATTTAGATGATAAAATGCTTAATCCTGATGCGAAATGGATTGGTAAATTAGATGATAAAATAGAAGAATTAGAGGATGTCGAAGAGGTTGAAATGCTTAATAAGAAAGGTTCTATTTTATGGATATTACCGACTGTAGGAATGCTGGGAAATCCACTAAGACGTGTCAAAATAATTTGTAATAAATTATATGATTATACAGATAAAATGCATTTAAATACAAAAGTATTTTGTACTGATTTATCTAGAAGAAGTACAGAAGATGACAAAGAAACTGCAACACATTTAACACATTATCAAACACAAGAATCACCTTTATTAAATGAACATCATAAAGGTCCGTGGGGTAGAAAAATTGTTTTATCTACGCCGATTGCGGAATCATCACTTACTATTAAAGGTTTAACATATATAATTGATTCTGGTTATGAAATAAATGTGAAATATGATTCAGCAATGGATTTGAAGTATATTAGTCAAGAATATACTTCTCAAGCACAAGCTAAACAAAGATGGGGAAGAGTTGGTAGAACTCAACCAGGTGTGGCGATTAGATTATATGATAAAGAAACATTTGCAAATGAATTTCCCAAATGGCCAATTCCAGAAATTCTTAAAGCAAATCCAATACCACATGTATTTCAACTTGTTGATTATATGGAAAAAGTAAATAAATTAACTGATATTCCATCATATCAATATAATCAAATTTATAATCATGATTATATTCTAGATTTAATGACTGGATTACAAGGTGAATCACTTTATTTACAACCATTTCCAGCCGAAATGGGTGACATAATTTATAGAGTATTCTCAACATATGATTTTATTGATGGTGAGAGTGGTTATTACACATTACCATTTTATATAGTCAAGACAGTATATATGATTTTAGATAAAAATTTAGATAATGTATTAAAATCAAACCTAAGAATGGAACATGCTAGATTTATTGCTGAAAGTTTTATTTTTGATTGTACAGATCAAGCTATAAAATTACTTTGTGCTAGTCTTGTTATTGGTAGTAGAGGACTTCAAGAAATATTTCATAAAAAATTTGGATTACAATCATATCCAAAAAGAGGAAAAATGAAAAAAAGTGATTATGAGGAAAAATGTAATGAGATTCGAAGATCAAATTCTGATTTTTATAAAATTTTTAAAAAACTGTTTGGATTAAAGAGTAAAGCAGAAAAAGAAAATATTAATTTAGGTGATTCTATAATATTTAATAGAGAGAGTGATCATATTACTTTATTAAATTTAACAAATAAATATATACAACAAATTAAAGAAGTAAAAAAAGATTCTTTAGAAATGAATTACTTTAATGCTGTTCCAAGATTTGTCAACTGGATGACAGATCAAGAACCAGATGATCAAAATAAAATAATTATAAAGTGGGCAGAAGATCACGGATTAAATATTAAAAAATTAGGACCAATAAGTGATAATATAAGTAAACAAAGTTCTAGTTTAATATTTGCTTTTAGACGTAAAATCCAAGAAGTTGCCACTGAATTAAAAACTAATAATACACAAGGTCAAAAATCAAAAGAATTTATTAAAGTAACTGAACATTTACTAACTTATACAAATGATTTAGAATTTGCTGAAGCATTTTCCTCATGGTATAAGTCTAATAATCATAGTACCAAATTTGTATCAGAAATTAAAATGATTTTGAATAAATTTAAATTATTTGATAAAAGTGGTGAAAAATATGATGCTTATCTTCAGGAAAAAATTGAGGAAGTGTTTGATAATGGTAATACATATTTTAAAGATGAACAAGAAAATACTGCTAGTATTGATTATTTATTTGAGCATGGGCATAATTTAAAATATAAAATAGTTAAAGGATTACTGGATGTATTTAATTTTGAAGAAAGTAGTAACAAAGTATTAAGAGCAACTATTTTAGAATTACGAGATACTATAATAAGTACAGAATCAAAAGTCGCTAAAGAAGCAGATTTTGGTTTAAGAAATGTAATGACTTATGCTTTATACAGTAATTTAAGTTTCAAGGTAGGAAAAGATGAAAATAATTCTAAGATTAAGATTCCAGAAATAGTAGTTAAAAATAAATACAGACCAGGCCTAAAAGAACCAGAACCAGAGATAGAATATATAAAAAAAACTCGAAAAGAAAAAGATGATGACGAAAAACAAGAGAAAAGTTATAATCAACTAATATCTGACTATCAAAAGAAAAAACAACAAACAAAAAATATAAAACCATGGGTTCATTTTAGACTTTTTGGAAAAAGTATTCCTCAATCAGCACTAGATGAAGAACAAAATTATATGCAATGGGTACGTGGTAATATAGATGCTATAAAAGATGAACGTGAGAGAAGAGATGAGGGATTAAAAAGAAGTATTTTTGCTGGATTCAGAAAAAATATTGCCCAAAGAATGCCAGATTTAAAAGAAGAAGAGAACACAGATATTTGTCCAAATATTACTAGAGTAAAATTTAAAAATTGTTTTCCAACAAAATCAGTATCATTTGAAGTAGATGATCTTTCAGGAACTACTTTTATTGATTTAAAACAAAAAAAGAAAAATAAGGATAATTATATTGTCTATGATTTTTTAACAAAATTCAATTTTGGAGTAGAATCTACAGATGTCTCGTTATTAACAAAGATACCTACATCATATTTAACATTTGGTGAAAAAAAATATCTACCCGATGGTCAAAATGACGCACTATGTTCTGTAATTACAGACTAATAAAATTAATAAAAAACATAGTTAAATATTTCATTGTAAATGTTAATATAATTATATATACAATGAAAATAGAATACGGAATTAAGTTTGATTTTCAAGATCTATTGATCAAACCAAAACGTTCAAATCTATCTTCTCGAAGTGAAGTTGATTTGGAAAGAGAATTTACCTTTTTACATTCAAAAAGAACTTGGAAAGGTATTCCAATTCTTTCGGCTAATATGGATACAACAGGAACGTTTGAAATGTATCGTGAATTATCTAAACATAAAATAATAACTTGTTTACATAAACATTATTCAATAGAAGAATATCCAGATGATCTAGATCCAAATTATTATGCGTTAGGAACAGGTATTAATCAAAAAGATTGGATTAAATTGATCGCATTGATGGAAAAATTGAATCCCTATTTTCTAGTAATTGATGTAGCCAATGGTTACAGTTCTAAGTTCGTAAATTTTTGTAAAAAAGTTCGCGAACATTATCCAAAATTAACCATTATTGCTGGTAATGTAGCAACTTCTGATATGGTTCAAGAATTACTTTTATCTGCGAAAGTTGATGTTGTAAAATGTGGAATTGGTAGTGGTTCAGTATGTTCAACTCGTTTAAAAACTGGTGTAGGATATCCTCAAGCATCTGTTTGTATGGAATGTTCTGAAGTAGCGAATGGATTAGGGGGTCATATTGTATCAGATGGTGGATGTAGATTGCCGGGTGATGTAGCAAAAGCATTTGGTGCGGGTGCTCATTTTGTAATGTGTGGTGGAATGTTTTCTGGTCATTTAGAATCAGGTGGTGATTTAATTGAAGATGAAGATGGAAATAAATTTAAAACATTTTATGGTATGTCTTCTTCTCTAGCACAAAAGAAACATCATGGTGGTATGGCTTCATATAGAAGTTCGGAGGGAAAAATCAAAAAAATTCCATATAAAGGACCAGTTAAAGATACAATAATGGATTTATTAGGAGGTATGAGAAGTACAGGTACATATATCGGTGCTCAACGATTGAAAGATTTTCCTAAATGTACTACATTTATTCAAGTAAATCGTCAAGTAAATGAAGTTTATTCTCATCCACTTTTTAATTTAAAGAATTAGTATTTTATTATAAATAAAATTGAAATTAGTATTAATTTCAGTTATAAATGTGAGAAAAATGTCATTAACGTTTTCGTTAAAATATATTGTAAATTCATTAGTAAAATTATCATTATCCGTTGTTTGTTCAACAATTATAAGTATTGAACGAGAATTACATACACATCCTGGTGGTATTGCTACACATAATCTAGTTGGCTTGGGTTCTTGTTTATTCACGATGATTTCTGTTTATTTAAGAGATAAATACGAATCACCGAATGCTGATCCTGCTCGTATATGTGCCCAAGTTGTAAGTGGTATGGGTTTTTTAGGTTCTGCTACCATTTTTAAAAGTAATAATTATGTAAAAGGAATTAATACGGCAGCAAACTTATGGATTTCTGCCGCCATATCAATGGCGATAGGTGCAGATTTGTGGGAATTAGCTATTATAACATCGGGATTTACTGCTATTGTATTGGTTATAAACAATCGATATAAAAAATATAAATATGGACAGAAAAAGAAAGAAGAAAAGAGAAGAAAGAAAGCATCCAAATTAATTAATGATGAAAATGGAATAGTTCCAAGTTATATTGAATTAAGTAATTTAACAAAATTTGTACAAACTCTTGTTAAAACACAATTAGATGATAATGAATCTATTGAAAATGGTGAATTAGACCGTGATCCATTGGATGCTCCATATGGGGATGAAGAATATAGATTATCACCAGAAACTAATCCAGAAGAACCGTTAGAATTGAGAATTGATATCAAAGAAGAACCTAAAGAAAAAAACAAATTTTTAAGAAATGATATATTACCAGTTTAATAAAAAAATTAAAATAGAAAAAGTTCTAAATATAAAAACTTGTAAAATGAATTCTTTAATAAAAATTGCCAAAAGATATTGTACTCGCTTAAGCGGTAATCAAATAAAATATTTAGTAAATACTGATATGGATTTTACAAAAATTGATTATAGAGCAGAAAATCCGTTTGATTACAAAACAGAGTTTGATAATAAAACAGCGTGTGAGATATTAGAAGAGTTATCTTCTATTCATATCAATGATGAAAGTAATTATCCAGATATCAAAAAAATGAAACATGTATATACTAGTTTAGATGAACGTGTTCAAGGCTTGAACTGTGCGGTGCACAAATAATAAAATCCATCCCTCAAATATTTACCTAAAATTGTACTCAAAACAATATCATGTGGATAATGTAATCCTCGTAATGTTCTAGAAATAACAACCATCCAATAAAGAGAAGATGCCACATAAGGAATATTTAGAGAATTAAACATTATGGGATAAATAAGCATTGTATTTTGAACACTCATAGAAGGTAATGAATAACTATTTGTCTTCTTTTTTGAATCAGATTTAATCCAATCATATTTTTGAAAAGGTCGTCTATGTTTAATGATCTCTTTAATAATATCATTTAATTTTACAGATATTTGTAAAGCAACTTCTAATTGTAATCCAGTTTTCCAATCATGGATACAAAAAGTAAGTATATACCATTTTAATCTTTTCGATGCGGAAATATATTTAACAGGTTTTTTTATAATCCATACAATATCTTTGGGATGTGGTATTAGGGATTGAAGTGAATATATAAATAAACATTGATAATAGCAACAAGAATCCCATAGATTTGTGCTATATGTGATTATATCACTTAACATATTTTTTGATGTCCTTACTTTTATAATAGATAAATTTTAATTTTCTTTTTTATTTATCTAATGGTGAAGATATTGATAAAACAAAATTTAAAATCGATAATTGTACTCTCTATGTATATAACAATCAATATGACAACTTCACGACGTGCTGCTTTGTTTACCTTCCCGATGCTCAATGACAATGTCATTGATGTAATCGAAGAGTTTTGTGACAACACGAAACTTATTTCCCGTCACACTCGCCTTCCCACTGAGATTGCGAAAATTGTAACTGGATTTGATCTCCAGGAACACAATGTTCGGCGAGAATTATCTGGATTTTTTGAACAACCGTTTTTCTATGGTTTTTTAAATAATTTGGATAAGATTGTTGAATAGTGTTTCTAGGGATATATTTACTTTAAATTTACTTTACTTAGGGACTGGAAATTAATTAATTGTTTATATTTTAATATATTTAATTACGCATATAATCTCATTTCTCTTAAATTACCATATGAGTCAATAACATTTACAAGTTTATTATAAGATACACCATTGAATTGAATACCGAGTGGTAGATTATATGTTGAATAAGCACACCAATCATCAAAATTATCTTTAATTTTATTCCAAATAGGAAGATGAAATTTTCTAGTAACAAGTATACCACTTGATGTTTTGAAATCCATTTTAATACTTAAAGGTATATTAGGATAATCTTTTAAAGAAGTTTTGCTACTAGGTCTATAACGATAATGAAATCTCCCTTTCCAAGAAATTGGTTTAGGGCCAATAGCTGTTCGCGTAATTATGTAACACATCATTTTAGTCGGTTTCATATTTTTTTTTGGTGATTTAGGATATTTAAGTTCTCTTGGTGTAACTATTTTAAATTTTGTATAATTTCGTTTAACTTTTGGTTCTAAAAGTAAATTTTTAAATCTGGGATCATCAAACATCTGTTTAGAAATAGGAGTGTTTGTCCTATCAGGAAAATCATTATTATTATTATAATTATTATATCTTTTCATAAAATATTGAATATAAATTATTATAAAGAGGTATAAATTCAATTTTTATTTTAATATACGATTTTATATATATATAAAATTGATTTATATATATATATAATTATTTCTATTGATGTCAACAAGTGAATTATGCTTAAAAGAAAATATTGAATTAATAATTCATTATTTTGGAGAATGTGTTAGTTCACCAGTATCTCAAATAATAATGAATTTTGCAAGAGAACCAGAATGTGGTGATGGAGATCGGATTCGTATATTTACTGGATGTAAACAAAAGATTTCATGTATTCCAGTAACAATACGTATAGGAAATTTAAAGATAAATAAATGGTTTTGTGAAAATTGTTCTAAAAATTTCACCCGAATTTTAAAAGGTTAGATAATTTCATGAGTATTATTATTCATAATAGTTCTAATAGATCTTACTAAATTTTTAGCAGTTACAAGTGTATCAGACAACTCATTTAATCCAGATTCTTGTGAATCAATTTCCGTATCTATAATAATTGTATCTAAAGTAGTTTCACAGTTAGATATAAAATCCGATATTCCATTCATTGTATTATCACCAAGATATTTTTGATATAATGGTCTAAGTGCTGGTGCTATACTAATAAATGAATTTGATAAAAATTGTATTTCTTCGCTATTAAATAATGGGATTTGTTTTTTTTCAGTTCTACACAAAGGACATATTTTTTTAACCTTGTACCATTTGTTTATACATTTTTTATGGAATGGTTTATTACAACATTCTTGTTTAATAACACGTTTGCTATTAATATTACGAATGGTATCAAGGCATATTGGACATGTTTCACATTTATTTTTATTATTTGGCATTGCCTTATTAATAAGTGATATAAAATATTATAACTAAGTTATTTAAATTTAATAAATTAATCTTATTATATTATTACTAATAATTTGTAGTAATAATATATATAAGTTTCAATGATTAATGGTCTTAATGTAATTGGTTTAGGCTGTATTTTTATTTTTGTTATGTATTTAGTAAAAGTTTTGAAAAAAGGTCCATATATAACTAATTTTGGAAAAGGAGATACAAGCAGAATAAAAAAAATTTATATTATCCCTGCGAATAAAGTAACATCAAGTGGGAAAGCGATAATGAGTCAATTTAAACCACGTGTATTAAATATTCGTAAAGGGGATACAGTTGAATTTATAAATGATGATAAAATTCGTCATGCGATTGAGATAGGAAATGAAAAAATACATAATAGTGAAGTTCTTATTCCAGGTGGTGTATTTAGTGTAACCATAGAAGAGAATGGAACAATTGCTTATCGTTCATCATTATATCCCCATATTGGAAATGGATTTATTAATGTAGTAAATGTAGGACGTTCTTCAAATTCTTTACAAGGAACAATCGGTAAATTCTTTGATAATAATAAATCTAAAGCAACAAAAACAAAAAGTATAAGAACAGAAAGTATAAGAACAGAAAGTATAAGAACAGAAGGGATAAAAGCAGAAGGAGTAAAAGCAGAAGGAGTAAAAGCAGAAGGAGTAAAAGCAGAAGGAGTAAAAGCAGAAGGAGTAAAAGTAGAAGGAGTAAAAACAGAAGGAATTTTAGAGAAAAAAATTAAAAATTCAATGTCAATTATAAAACCAGCAAAAAAAAGATTAAAAAGAGTTGTAAAAAGCACATTTAAATTAATTTATGGAATTGGCCCAGTAATAGATAGTATTCTTGATGTATTTGATCTTTGTAGTGAAAAAGGTTTAATGGAATGTATAAAAGATCCAAAAACTAAAAAAGTAGGATTATATTTATGTATATTTCTGTTCATAATAATTGGTGGATTATATATTTATAAAAATTTATTATCAGGTAATCTATTTTTACCAGTTCAAATAGATGGAGGAGATATAAAAGTAGCAATTAATTAATAAATAAAAAGAAATACTGATAATTATTATATCAGTTTATAATAGAATTATAATGGAAACTGATACGAAATCGGTACCGAATTCTAATTACGTATATTACATACGGAAAATAGGTAAAGGATCATTTTCAAAAGTCTATAAAGGATATAATATAATAACAGGTGATATAGTCGCAATAAAAAAAATAGATTTAGATATGAAACCGCTTATGATTAAAAGATTAAAAATGGAGATAGAGATAATGAAAACTTTAAAACACAAACATATAGTTGAATTATATGATGTGATTTATGATGAGTATTATGCTTATTTGATAATGGAATATAGCCATTGTGGTGATTTAGCAAATTATTTAAAAGGTAGACCATTAAAAGAAAAATTTGCCCAAAAATTTTCTCAACAATTAGCGAGTGCGATGAAATATTTAATAGAACGGAATATAATTCATAGAGATATAAAACCACAAAATATTTTAGTTTTTAATAAAAATACAATAAAGTTAACTGATTTTGGTTTTGCCAGGTATTTTGATAAAACCACAATGGTTGAAACTTTATGTGGATCTCCTTTGTATATGTCGCCTGAAATAATTAAATATAAAAAATATAGTCATAAAGCAGATTTATGGTCGATCGGTGTTATTATATATGAAATTTTAACAGGAAGACCTCCTTATAGAGCAAAAACTCATTATGAACTTGCTAAAAAAATTGAGAATTCGCCAATCTTATTGCCAAAAATGATACCACTTAGTAAAGTTTGTACTGATTTATTATTGAAATTGTTACAAAAAGAATCAACTAATCGTATATCATGGCAAGAATTTTTTAATCATGAATGGATACGAAATTCGGATTTAGATAATTCAATTCATAAAAAAATAGTAAAAACATGTAATTTAAGATCTTCAAGTATAAAGAATTCAAATAGTGATTTGACATTTCCTTCCCAAAATAATGAACAAATTGATGATAGTAGTTTATCAAATTCATTTTGTAGTCCTGATAGTTTTGATAATATTCCTGAAAATGATAATGATTCATATGTTCGTGATTGTGATGATATCAAAAATACAGTATTAATAAAAACAACACCAGAATATATTAATCTAAAAAATAGATTAAAAACCAATTATATTTCATCCTGTGAACCAGTTAATAATGAAATGTTCACTAATCCAATAAATTTTTCTCCACCTACTAGAGAAAATGGATTTATAATGGTAAAAAAACCTTATCAAATAGATCCAATACAAAAACAACGAGGAACAAATAAAGATCCAAATAGTAGAACAATTTTTAGTGGTTTATATAGTTATATGAATTGTTCAGTTAATTATGTAAAAACTTATTTAAAAAATATACCAAATTCAAATTAAATTCTTCAATCTTCTTGGATAATCAGTAATTATACCATCAACTTTTAGATTAATTAATTTTTTCATAGTTTGTTCATCATTAATTGTATAAACTAAGAAATTTATCTTATTTTTTTTACAATATTCTAAAAATGGTATATTCATTGTTCTTATACTTTGAATTATAAAATCACATTTACTTTTATCATAAATTTTATATTCAATCGGATTATTATAAAAAATCAATCCATATTGAAAATAAATTTTTTTATTATTAAATACAGTTTTTAACCTTTTAATTAAATAATGATCAAATGATGCTAATAAAATAGATTTTTCATTCAATAATTTATTATTTAATACTTTTTCTAAGAGTTTTACTAATTCTTGTATATAAATTTCTAAATCAGATTTTGTATATAAATGAGGAACTTTTAGATCTAAATATACAGTTATTTGATTAGATATCCTTTCTAAAATTGTATATAAAGGCTCAATATTATTTTGCTTACATTGTAATAATGTCATTTCTTCAATAGGCGTATCATTATAACAATAATCATGAAAGACAACTAATTCTTTTGTTTTACATTGTCTTATATCCATTTCAATCATATCAACACCACACGATATCGCCGAAATAAATGCTTCGATTGAATTTTCAGGTAAAATGCCTGACGCACCTCTATGAGCAATATTTAGCATATACCTTAAATTTTGATTTTAATATAATAAAAAATAATGTAAAAAAAACATATCTAAAATTATATAATACTATATTATAGATGAGTTATATAATGAAAGACAAGACAAATATTGATCTAAATTTCCAAATTGGAGGTAAAACTATTATTGGAGAACGTCTTGAAAATTTTAGCAAAAAATATGGTCTTTTTACAAAAACATTTAATATCGCAAAAAAAGAACTAACTGAACTTGGAAATACACGAAAATTAAATATGATCAGTAAATCTAGTTTTGGAGCATATGCTAATACTAAAGGCTTTAATCCTAAATTTGGATTTAAAAATTTAGATTCAGACAAACAAAATATTATTGATGAAATTAAACCATTAATTCAAAGTTTACAATCTGGTAATAGTAGTAAAAAAGTACTTGTAATGCCATTGTTTGTCAGATCAACAAAAGGATTAACAACTGATTCTTTATTTATTAACATTACTCATAAACAAGATAATATGTTTTCAATTGTAATCGATAAAGTTAGTGCATTCAGCGAAAGTGATAAAACTAGTGTTGATGAAAAACTTGTTAAATTTGTTGAAAGCATTGGTGATCATTTTCTTGTAGAGTTACATGATGATTTTTTTCAAGTAGAAGTTTCTATAAACCAATATGATTTTGATGATACTACTGTAATGGATCTTGGTATTGATATGATCCATCAAAATTTACTTTATACTCTTTATTTTGTATATAAAAGATTATTACGAATTACTACTGATTTACAAACAATTTTTGATGAAACTATGTCATATTCTAATAATACTGATTTTGTTTCATTTATTAAAAAAACTAATTTTTTAGTTGACTTAGGTATCGAAGAAAAAGGATTAATCGAAAAATTAAATCAAAATATAGTTCAACAACTTAAAAAAAGACCAGATAAAGATTCTAAAAAACTAATGGCTAATTTAGAAAATACATTCGACAATATGAAACAACTTTATAATGATTTTGATGCTGAAACTATTACTATCGAAGAATTAACTGAAGGTATTGAAGCAAAAACAAAAGAACTTGTTGATTTATTCGAACAAAAAAATCAAGAATATGAAGAATTAGCAAAATCTAGAATCTTAATTAATAATGATATTGATAAAATTTATGATGAATTTATGCAACTTAAAGATGCAATTGTATATGGAATGGATAATTTAATTGAACATAGAGGAATTATTAATAGACAATTAAAAAAATTTGAAAAATTACAAAAAAATTCAGAATATTATGAAGAACATAAAGATGTTTTTGAAAAAATTAAAACAGATTTAAATAATATGGTACAAACTCAAAATGATTTT